GGTATGGGCGCTATCGCCCCCAGCAAGATGCCCAAGGGGGTCCGTAAATCTCGGAGAGACGACACGGATTTCACGGAATATGCTGAGGGCGGCAAGGTCAACGCTGCGGGCAACTACACCAAGCCGGGGATGCGCAAGTCGCTGTTTGAGTCCATCAAGGCTCAAGCGGTGCAGGGCACGGCGGCAGGTCAGTGGAGCGCGAGAAAAGCGCAGCTTTTGGCCAAGAAGTACAAAGCCAAGGGTGGGGGTTACCGAGATTGAAAGCGCCGCAGCAATCGCTCAAGGATTGGACCGCCCAGAAGTGGAGGACTAAGTCCGGTAAACCGTCTTCCAAGACCGGTGAGCGATACCTGCCTGAGAACGCGATCAAGTCCCTGAGCCCTGCGGAGTATGCAGCCACAACCCGGGCCAAGCGTGCGGGTAAGGCGGCGGGCAAGCAGTTTGTAGCGCAGCCCAAGACGGTGGCTAAGAAGACAGCGAGGTTCCGGTAGATGGAGCTTCCTAAAGTAACTCCTGTCGTGCAGTTTGTGACTGCCGCATTTGCGCTTGTAGTTGGCGGCTACACGGCAGGGGATAAGTTTGGGTGGTTTCAACGAACCATTTTGGAATGGGCACCAGAACACTTTAAGATTGCTCCAGCAAAAATTGGTGAGCCGGTTAACGTCACTGTGGCCCGGATCAAGAAGCGGGATGATTGTTCAGTTGAAGGTTTTGAACCTACCGTCAGGGATTCTGCTGGCATGATTCACGCCGCGACTCCAAGCATGACCAAGTTTACCGGCCCTGCTGGCCCTGAGATTGACACGTTTACCTATCAACTAAAGCTGTCCAACAAAGAGCCAATTGCGCCGGGAAAGGCGACCTTGTTGGCAACAATCAAGTACAAGTGCCCCGAGGGGGAGCGCACAATAACGTACCCTCGGCATGAAAATCTGTCATTTGTGTTGGAAAAATAATGGCCACCTCTGGAACCTCCAACTTCAACCTCGACCTCTCCGAGATCGTTGAGGAGGCGTTTGAGCGTTGCGGCTCGGAGCTGCGCACGGGCTATGACCTCAAGACCGCCCGCCGGTCTTTGAACCTGTTGTTTGCCGACTGGGCCAATCGGGGCGTGAACATGTGGACGTTCGAGCAGGGCACCCAAACCCTGACTCCGGGCACCGCCACCTACCCGCTGCCTGCCGACACGGTGGATTTGTTGGAGCACGTGATTCGGACCGGCGCTGGCAACGTGTCCACACAGGCAGACCTGACGATCACGCGTATTAGTGTTTCTACCTACGCCACCATCCCCAACAAGTTGCAGCAAGGTCGTCCCATCCAGATTTGGATTGAGCGCCTGAACACCCCGCAGTTCACTGTCTGGCCGGTGCCGGACAGCGCTCAGACCTACCAGCTTGTCTACTGGCGGCTTCGCCGCATTCAAGACGCTGGCAACGGCACCAACACCATGGACATGCCGTTCCGGTTCATCCCCTGCATGGTTGCTGGACTGGCCTACTATCTGTCGATGAAGGTCCCGGGTGCCACTGAGCGGATGCAGGTGCTCAAGGCGCAGTATGACGAGGCGTGGGCGCTGGCTGCCGAGGAAGACCGGGAAAAGGCCGCTGTGCGGTTCGTCCCGCGTCGGCAGTACTTGGGTAGTGGCACCTAATGGCTAATCGGTTTGCTTCAGGCAAAAACGCCATCGCCATGTGCGATAGGTGCGGGCAGCGCTTTAAGCTGACCGAGCTGAAGACGGAGATCATCAAGACCAAGCGGTATCAACTGCTGGTCTGCGGCTCTTGCTGGGACCCGGATCAGCCTCAGCTCCAGTTGGGCATGTATCCTGTAGATGACCCACAGGCGCTCAGGAACCCCCGCCCGGACAGCACGTATCAGGTTGCCGGTACTGGGCCTGACGGGTACACGACGGGTGGTAGTCGGATCATCCAGTGGGGCTGGAACCCTGTTGGGGGATCATCGTTTTTTGACGCGGCGCTGACACCAAATAACTTGGTTTTGTCAGTGCAAATTGGTACAGTAACGGTTGCAACGACGTAAGGAGTCGATCATGGACGCAAAGACCGCTGTTCGTAAACACGAGAAGAACATGCACCCGGGCAAGCCCCCGACCAAACTCAAGGCTGGCGGCAAGACCAACGCCGACATGCTCAAGTACGGGCGCAACATGGCCAAGGTCATGAACCAGCGTAGCTCTGGCCGCAAGGGAGGCTGATATGGCAACCTACAAAACGCCCAAGACTGTGGCTACCCCTGTGGTTGGCCAGATGCCAGTCAAGGAAGCGCTCAAAGAGAACGTCTCTGTGGCCAACCAACGCTCGAACGAGTACAACGGGGTGAAAACCTCGGGTATCAAAATTCGTGGCACGGGCGCGGCTACCAAAGGTGTGATGGCTCGCGGCCCGATGGCCTGAGGACGGCATGAACTACACCCAGTTGACCGCTGCAATCTGCGACTACACGCAGAGCTTTGAATCGGACTTTGTTGCAAACATCCCGGTGTTTGTGAAGCAGGCCGAGCAGCGCATCTACAACACGGTGCAGTTCCCGGTACTGCGTAAGAACGTCACGGGCTCCACATCCTCCAGCAACAAGTACCTGTCTTGCCCGGGCGACTTTCTGTCCGTCTATTCGATGGCTGTGATTGACGCGTCGGGCAACTATGAGTACCTGCTGAACAAGGATGTAAGCTTCATCCGTCAGGCGTACCCCAACCCCAACACCACAGGCGTCCCCAAGTACTACGCGCTGTTTGGCCCCACGACCACCAGCGGCCCGAGCCCTGTGTTGACGGACGAGCTTAGCTTCATCCTTGGCCCCACGCCAGATGCCGTCTACAGCGTCGAGCTTCACTACTTCTTCTATCCGGAGTCGATTACGGTCGCTGCGGACGGCCAGACTTGGCTGGGTGACAACTTCGACACGGTGCTGCTGTACGGCTCGCTGGTTGAAGCGTACACCTACCTCAAGGGCGAAACCGATCTGATGGCGCTGTACGACGGCAAGTACAAGGAAGCGCTTTCGTTGGCCAAGCGTCTGGGTGATGGTCTGGAGCGCAGCGATGCGTACCGCAGCGGTCAGGCTCGCATGGCTCCTCTGCCGCAGAATAACGGAGTTGCCTGATGGCCTTCACAGGTAACTTTGCCTGCAACACGTTTAAGACGGGGTTGATGAAGGGCACCTTCGACTTCGATGTCGATACCTACTACATCGCCCTGTACACCAACGCAGCCACCTTTGATTATTCGACCACGGCCTACACCACGACGGGTGAGGTGGTTGCGTCTGGATACACCGCAGGTGGTGAGCCTCTAACGGTGACTGTGACCCCAACAACGGGGACCACCGGTACGGTGGCCTACATCTCGTTCAGTAATGTCTCGTGGACCGCAGCGTTTACAGCTCGCGGTGCGCTCATCTACAAGCCCGGGGATAACGGGGCTATCTGCGTGCTAGACTTTGGAAGCGACAAGACTTCCACGACGACATTCACGGTGCAGTTCCCCGCTGCCACCAACACTTCTGCAATCATCCGAATCGCGTAAGGAGCGACCATGTCTAACGAAATTGCTAAAGCCTCTGATGCTGTTGCTGGCGGTCTGGTCGCTGGTACCCGTCACACCGAAACTGCCAAGGCCACGGGCCGGTTCCGCATGGAATGCTACGACAAGGACGGCCTGCTCAAGTGGTCCGCCGAGTCGCAGAACCTTGTTGTGAACGTCGGTCTTCAGTACATGGCAGGCACCGCCCTGACCAGCACGACCCAGATCACCACTTGGTACATCGGCCTGTACGGCGCTGGCGCTTCTAACACCCCGGCGGCTGGCGACACGATGTCCTCCCACGCTGGCTGGACTGAAGTCACCCCGTACGCTGGTGCGCGTCCCACGGCTACCTTTGCTGCGGCTACCAACGCCAACCCCTCGGTGGTGACCAACAGCGCCTCTCCGGCCTCGTTCTCCATCAACGCCACGCAGACTGTGGGCGGAGCCTTCCTAGTGAGCAACAGCACCGCTGGTGGCTCGACGGGTACTCTGTTCTCTGCCGCTGACTTCCAGTCCCCCGGCGACCGCTCGGTGGTGTCTGGCGACACGCTGAACGTCACGTACACCTTCTCGCTGGCTGGTTGATGAGGGTACTGCTAGGCACAGTGCCTAGCGGATTGTTTCGGAGTAGGAAATGGCCCTTGTACTAGCGGATCGCGTTAAAGAGACGACTACATCTACGGGCACCGGGACCATCACATTGGCTGGGGCCAGTACCGGCTATCAGTCGTTTGCTGTTATTGGTAACGGCAATACCACGTACTACACAATAGCCGGGCAAGGCACTTCCGAGTGGGAGGTGGGCATCGGTACGTACACCTCCTCGGGAACAACGCTGTCCCGGGATACGGTGCTGGCATCAAGTAATGCCGGGTCTTTGGTGACGTTTAGCGCCGGGACCAAGGATGTTTTTGTTACGCAGCCATCAGAAGTGACGGTGGTGTCCAGCAATAACTATGGCACATCGGGGCAGGTACTGACCTCCAACGGCACTGGGGTTGCCCCCTCTTGGCAGACATCAGCAGGCGGGTCTCAGATGCCCAAAGCCTTGCTCGACACTTGGATCATT